CAAACAAGGCCTGCCCCGGCGAGTGGCTGTACGAGCGCCACGGAGAAATCGCAGCAGAAGTAAACAGACGGCTTTCGGAACAGGAGGATGACGATATGGACAAGGCAAGATTCACGGAGCTTTTCAATGAGATGCGCCGCGACCTGCAGGACAACGACTGCGGGCAGTACAGCGAAGAGGCCAGAAACTGGGCAACGGAGACCGGCCTCATCCTCGGCGGCGGAGACCTCAACGGAGAGCCGAACTATATGTGGCAGGACATGATGACGCGCGAGCAGTTCGTCACCGTGCTGTACCGCTTCGCCCAGATGATGGGCGCGGTGTAAGGAATACCGGGGAAGGTCTGGAAACAGGCCTTCCCTATCCTGCTGTAAGGAGGCGAGACTATGCCAAGCAATCTACTGAACGCAGACACTTCCTTCCCGCAGTTCACGGAAGGACAGAGCGACAAGGAAAAAATCGAAAAAATCACAAGCTACCTCTTTATGCTGCTGGAGCAGCTGCGATACAGTCTGAGCAATCTGGACAAGGAGAACTTCAACGACGCGGGCTTCGATGAAATCGTGGACATTATCACGGAGCCAGTCTACATCCAGCTGGCGGACGATGAGCAGCGCATCACGGCACTGCAGGTGACGGCGCAAGGACTGAGCGCCCGTATCAGCGACGCAGAGGGCAATATTACGGCGCTGACGGCCACATCCACCAGCCTGACATCCAGAATATCCTCGGCGGAGGGAAGCATCTCTACGCTGCAGCAGACGGCCACGAGCCTGACCAGCCGCATCAGCGACGCAGAGGGCAACATCTCAACGCTGAGCCAGACGGTGAACGGCATGACGCTGAGCGTATCAAACGGCAGCAGCAGCTCCACCATCCGGCTGATGGCAAACGGCGTGCAACTGAGCAGCCAGTCTATCTACTTCTCCGGCATGGTGACTTTCACCGACCTGTCTACCAGCGGATGGACGACTATTAACGGCGACAACATTACCACCGGAACCATCGAGGCCATCGACATCTACGGCTGCAACATCGAGGGCAGCACCTTCCGCAGCATCCTGCGCGCCAACAGCGCCATCGGCGGCGAAATCGAGATGTGCTATCTGAACACGAGCTATGTGGCGGGCGGCATCCGACTGGATGACCAAGGCGCGGGCACGGAGTATGAGCGACAGTACAGAATGTTCATCTACACAGACACCATTCTGGGCGTGCCCTTCTGCATGAAGATACACAGCGCCAACGGCATGAGCATCGACAGCGACGAAATCATCGCGATTATGGCAGAGGGAAACATCACCATCCGGGGACCGGAGATAAGGCTGTGGGGCGATGTGTACTACAACGGCACGCTGCTGGATGACCTGCTGGGCAGCGGAGAGTAAAGAAAGGAGACCACCATGTATTTGATTCAATGCGTGAACGCATATATGGCGACTGCATACCTGATGGAGAAGGAGTGGGACTATGAGACCGCATACGCGCTGGCGCGGCTGAAGCGGGCGCTGCAGCCCCATGTGGACTTCTTCACGCAGGAGGAACAGAAACTGATTCAGGAATACGGCGCAAAGGACGAGAAAGGCCGCGTGGTATTCACGGAGCGGGGCACCTTCAACTTCGCAGACCCGGAGAGCGCACCGGAGTACAACAACAGGCGCTTCAAGCTGGGGCAGGTGCAGGTGGAGCTGGAGTGGAAGGTGAAGACACTGCCGCGACCGGAACGCATCAAGCCGGTGCATCTGGAGGCACTGGAGGGCTTCATCGACTTCGGAGGTGAGGAATAATGGCAATCGGACTACCGAGCATGGCCTACTCCGACGGCATCCGCAAGTATAAGCAGACGGAGTTCAAGGGCTACAACCACCAGCTGAGCGCACAGGACGGCGAGCTGTGGGACATGGAGAACCTGACGGGAGACTACTACCCCCTGCTGGCACCGCGCAGGCAGCGCTATATCGTGGCGCAGCTGACCACACCAAACGGATTTTACACCCACGACGGCCTATTCTGGGTGGACGGCACCGGCTTCTACGCAGACGGCGTGCTGAAGGGCACCGTGACAAACGACAGAAAGCGCTTTGCATCGCTGGGCGCATACATCGTCATCCTGCCGGACAAGAAATACTACAACAGGCTGACGGGAGAGTTTGGAGACATCGAGGCCGCATGGAGCGGGAGCGGGAAAATCCAGAACGGCACCTATGTGGAGGAGGCGGCGGAAGCCAACACCATCTATGCGCAGGGCGCTGCGTGGAGCGGGCGCTTCTCCGTGGGCGATGCGGTGGAAATCTCCGGCTGCACCGCGCATCCGGAGAATAACAAGACCATCATCATCCGGGAAATCGACGGAGACTATCTGCGCTTCTACGAAAACAGCTTTGTCATCGCTGACGACGGAGACACGGAAAATAATATGGCACTCCGTCGCGCGATGCCTGATGTAGACTTTATCTGTGAAAATGAGAACCGGCTCTGGGCGTGCAAGGGCGACACCATCTACAGCAGCAAGCTGGGCGACATCTTCAACTGGAATGTGTTTGATGGTGTGGCGACGGACAGCTTTGCGGTGGATGTGGGCAGCGCGGGAGACTTCACCGGCTGCTGCGCCTACCTCGGATACCCGGTGTTCTTCAAAGAGGAGCACATCTACAAGGTCTACGGCGACAAGCCAAGTAATTATCAGGTGATGGGCAGCGCGAGCCTCGGCGTGGAGACCGGCAGCGACCGGAGCATCGCCATCGCGGGCGAGATGCTGTTCTACCTGTCCAGAGTGGGCATTGTGTGCTACACCGGCGGCATCCCGCAGAGCGTGGCGGCCAACTTCGGCACCCAGCGCTTCAAGGATGCCATCGGCGGCAGCGACGGCACAAAGTACTATGTGTCCATGCGGGACACGGAGGACGAGTGGCACCTATTCGCCTATGACACAAGGAGAAATCTGTGGCACCGGGAAGATGGGCTGCAGGCTGTGGGCTTCGGATGGAATGAGGAGCTGTACTTCCTTGATGCGGACGGCATCCTGTGGCTGAGCGGGAACGCGCGGACGATTCCGGAAGGCGCAGAGATAGAGCCATTCGTGCAGAGTGTGGCGGAGTTCGGAGACTTTGTGGAGAAAGACCCCAACCACAAAGGCACTGCAAAGCTGCAGGTGCGCATGGAACTGGACGAGGATGCCAGCGTGACCATCGAGATGCAGTTTGACAGCGACGGCATCTGGCGAGAGGTGAAGACACTGACCACGGCGGTGAAGCGCAGCTTCTACCTGCCTATCATCCCGCGCCGGAGCGACCACTTCCGCATCCGCTTCCGGGGCATCGGAGAATGGCGGCTGTATTCGCTGGTACGCGAGAGCTACAGCGGCAGCGAGCTATGAGAAAGGAGACAGATATGGCATCGAAATATACATACGAAGACTTCACCAAGGCGGCGACCGCTGCAGGGCTGATGGGCAATTTCTCGGAAGCTGACCTGCGGCTGGCACAGAACAACCCGGATGCGGGCATGAGCATCCTGCAGTACAAGCAGGACTACCGCAACGCCACCACGGATGAAGCGAGAGCGCTGGCAAACCTCGGCGCGGAGGGCGTGCGCAGCAGCTACGGCAACTACACCGGCGGAAATGACGGCGGCAGCTTCTACCTCGACCCGCTTTCTCCCGGCAGCTTCAACGCAGGGACTGCGCCCACCTACACCAACAACTACGCGGGAGACATCGCGGCGCTGTACGAGCAGCAGAAGAACTACGGAAGCTACGACTACGGCATCCCGCAGCCGGAATACACCAACCGATACGACGCGACTATTCAGGATTTGCTGGGGCAAATCGTCAACCGGGAGGCGTTTTCCTATGACCCGGCCACAGACCCGCTTTACGGCCAGTACCGCAAGCAGTATGCGCGAGAGGGACAGAGAGCCACGGCGGATGCACTGGGCGCGGCGGCTGCGGCATCCGGCGGCATCGCATCCAGCTACGCGAACACGGCAGCGGCGCAGGCGGGCAACTACTACGCAGCCCAGATGACAGACAAAATCCCGGAACTGTACCAGCTGGCCTATAACAAGTATCTCAGCGACTACAACATGAAGCTGAGCGACCTCGGCGCGGTGCAGGGCGCAGAGCAGAGCGACTACGACAAGTTCCTCAACGAGCTGCAGCAGTACAACACCAACCGAACCTTCGACTACAACGCATGGCTGGATGAGTACAACATGATTAACAACAACCTACAGACCGCGAGCGGGCTGGAGCAGCTGGAATACACCAAGTATCTCAACGACCTGAACCAGTACAACACCGACAGAGAGTTCAACTACGGCGTGCTGCTGGATGAAATCAACAGCCAGACAGCCGAAAGGAACGAGGCCATGAACAAGGCGCTGACGGCGGCTGAGTACGGCGACTATTCCTTCCTGCAGGACATGGGTATCAACACCGCCAACAACCCCACAGACTGGGAGCGGCAGTACAATCTGGCACTGCTGGCAGCGGAATACGGAGACTTCTCCGGGCTGCAGGCACTGGGCATCAATCCGGACGCTGCGGGGCTGGCGAACTTCAACAACGCGGCGAAGGGCAAGACCGGCACCACCGGCAACCCCACCGGCGGGAATCCTACCGGAACACCTACACCCACTCCGACACCCACGGCGCTGAGCGACGCGGACATTCAGTTCCTGACCGGGCATTACGGCACCACGGAGCTGACGGATGCCCAGTGGAACGAGATTCTGGCGAACAACCCCTCGCTGACGGACGCGGTGCTGTCTCAGGCGGGCTTCACAAAGAAGGGTGCACCGGAAGAAGAGGAAGAGACCGGCGGCGGAGACCTCTCTACCGTGAAGGACTACGACAGTGCCATCGCATACATGAAGGCGGCGGGCGTGGACAGCGGCGTGCGCGCCGGTATGATGACCCGCAGCGAGTGGACGCGCCGCAAGGCATCGCTGCAGCAGTATGGCACCGGCGGTGCAGAGGTGAAGAACTACGACAGCTACGCAGATTATGTGCGAGACTATGTGCAGTACGCTGCGAGCAAGTAAGGAGGGCACACTATGGCAGGCTTTGCCGAATGGAGCAACAACAAAAAACAGCAGAGCGGCGTGCAGCCCATCGCCACACCGACCACTGCCAAGAGCTTCACGGAGTGGAGCAACGACAAGAAGGGCATCGTGACCCCACAGACCTATCGCAACCAGAACACGGCCTTCGAGAACAGCGGACTTTCCAGAGACGAGTTTGACAGCAGCGTGCGGCAGAATTATGCCGCACGCGCAGCTGCATCTACGCCTACACTGAAGACCTCCGGCGGGT